CGTGGGCGCATTCTCAGCGACTTTGACGGCGGCCGGTAGCCCTGACATGGCGGCGGGCCTCAACGGCTCCAGCGCGCTCACAGCGACGCTGACCGACGGCAACGCGGTCGACGTCCCAGTCGGCAAACCTGGCGGTCGGCGGTTCTGGGGCGCGAGCCTCACGCCGCCACCACTGCCGCGGCCGATCCCCGGCGCACTGGCGGCGCACATCGTCGGCACGTCCACGCTCACCGCCGACCTCGACTTCACGATCGACTTCGACGACGAACTCCGGCAGTTGATGCTGCTCGGGGTCGTGTGAAAGGAAACCCATCCAATGGAGCGACGCGAGACACGCGTAACCGACGCGATGCAGATGCGTGCGGAGGAAACCAGCGACGGCCTGACGCTGCGCGGGTATGCCACCACGTTCAACAGCGAGTACGAGATCACTGACGCGCTCGGCACCTACGTCGAACGGGTCGCCCCCGGCGCGTTCACCCGCACTCTCGACCACGGCGCCGACGTGCGGCTGCTGATCAACCACGACGGGCTGCCGCTGGCACGCACGAAGTCGGGCACGCTCGCGCTCCAGCAGGACGACACCGGGCTTCTGTGTGAGGCACGCCTCGACGGCGAATCCCCGCTGGTGCGGTCGCTGAAGTCGGCGATGGACCGTGGCGACGCCGACCAGATGTCGTTCGCGTTCCGCGTCACACAGCAGGAATGGAACGACGACTACACCGACCGCACGATCCGCGAGGCGCAACTGTTCGACGTGTCGGTCGTCACCTACCCGGCGAACCCGGCGACGAGCGTGTCGCTGCGGACGGCGGCGAGCCTGCGCGGACTCGACGAACTGCCCGAGGACGCCGACCCCGAGTTCGTGCGGCAGATGCTGCGCGGCGAGATCCCGTCGGCCCCGGTCGACCTGACGTGGCAGCGGCTGCGCGCCGCCGCCCTCACCCTCTGAACCCCCGAGGCGACATCCGCTTCGGGCAACCTGCCGCACCCGGCGCCGAACCCGCCTGCGAGGGCACTTCGGGACGAGCCACTACGGCGACCCCTTCACAACTACCCCGTTAGGAGCGAGCAGATGGATCTGCTTGGAAAGATGCGGGAGTCGCGTGCGGCCAAGAAGGCCGAACTGGACGCGATCCTCGCCAAGGAAACCCCCGAGGACGGCGACGCAGCCCGCGCCGACGGCCTCATCGCCGAGATCCGCGAAGCCGATGAGCGCATCGCGGCCTACCAGGAGATGACCGAGCGCGAAGCGAAGGCCATCGAGAACAAGGTCGAGACTGGCGCCGAGGAGCCCGTTGTGCGCGGTTCCGCCGTTGTCACCCGCGAGGAGCGGATGTACGACGTCGAGAACCAGAAGCGCGGCGTGTCGTTCGTCGCCGACGTGGTCAACGCGCAACTGCGCGGCGACCTCGACGCAGCCCAGCGTCTCCAGCGCCACATGGCCGAGGAGCGCGCCGAGGGCGTGGAACTCCGCGACGTCGGCACCGGCGCTTTCACCGGGCTGACCGTGCCGCAGTACCTCACCGACCTCGTCGCCCCGCCGAAGCGCGCCATGCGCCCGATGGCCGACCTTGCCCGTAAGCTGGCACTGCCGGCCGACGGCATGACGGTCAACATCTCCCGCATCACCACCGGCACCGCCACCGCCGTTCAGGCGACGGAGAACGCCGGTGTGCAGGAGACTGACGCCGACGACACCCTGCTGACCGTGGACGTTCGCACGATCGCGGGCCAGCAGGACATCTCGGTGCAGGCGTTGCAGCGCAGCGTCGGCGCCGACGCGGTGATCATCGCCGACCTCCAGAACGCCTACCACACGGTGCTGGACTCGCAGATCATCAACAACGACGGCACCTCGGGCACCCACAAGGGCATCCGTGGCACCTCGGGCATCGTGTCGGTGACCTACACCGACGCCAGCCCGACCGCGGCCGAGGCGTACCCGAAACTGTTCGACCTGATCTCGCAGATTCAGTCGGGCGTGTTCTCGGGCGCGTCGCACCTCGTGATGCACCCGCGCCGCTGGAACTGGTTCGCCAGCCAGGTCGGCACGTCGTTCCCGTTCCTCCAGCCGAACAACACCAGCGCGGTGAACGTCGGCGGCGAGATTTCCAGCAACACCTACGGCGGCGTCGTCGGTGTGCTCGCGGGCCTGCCCGTGGTTCTCGACGGGAACATCCCGACCAACCTGGGCGCGGGCACCAACGAGGACATCATCCTCGGCGTGTCCGCTGACGAGTTGTTCCTCTGGGAGCAGCCCGGCAGCCCGCTGCTGATCCGTGCCGAGCAGACCGCTGCCGGCAACCTGACCGTCAAGTTGGTGGTCTACGGCTTCAGCGCCTTCACCGCGGGTCGTTACCCGCTGGCCCACGGCACCATCGGTGGCACCGGATTTGTGACCCCATCGTTTTAGTTGAACGATGACGCAACGCTGCGGTAACTGCAAAGAGGAGTTGCCAATGGCGGACTTCTCTCCGCACTACCGTGGCACCGCTGGCTCGTGGTGTCGCGCTTGCTTCGCTGCATACAAGCGAGGTGAGCGCGACACCCGTGCCAAGCATCACGATGCACTCGAGTGCTCCTACTGCGGCCAGTCATATATACCGAAGCAACTCAAGTCGGGTGCCGCCTACTGTTCCCGGAAGTGCAAGGACGACGCCAGGAACGCGGCAGCGAAGGCCGCTCGACTGGCGGCGAAGCAGTCACGGCAGTGTCTGTACTGCTCAGCCGTCATCGGCCCCGAGCGTCGCATCAATGCCAAGTTCTGCTCGCCCGAGTGCAACGAAAAGGCGCATCAACTGAAGCGCAAACTCCGAAGCCGTGGTGGCAACGACGGCAGCGTCGGCTACCTGCGCGCTTACATCTGCGAACGCGACGGATGGAAGTGCGGTATCTGCGGCGGCGATGTTGACCCCTTGGCGCGACATCCGGCCCCCGGCTTTGGGTCGCTGGACCACGTTATCCCCGTCGCGCACGGTGGCACCAGCGACGTGGCAAATCTTCGACTTACACATCTGCGCTGCAACTTGCAGCGCCGCGACCAAGGCGGGTTAGAACAACTCGCCCTCATCGGTTAGGAGCATCATGGCCGACCAGGCTTACATCGACGCACTGCTGCGGGAGCGCCGCGGTTACGAGATCCACGGCAAGGCAGACCGCGTCAAGGACGTCGACGCCGCGCTTGCCGCCGCCGGTTACACCCGGCCCGAGGCGAAGAAGGCCGCGCCGAAGGAGCGCGCCGCCAAGCCCGTCAAGACTGAGACCCGCGACGCCTGATCATGGCGACGATCCCGCTGACCTACGACGTGGCGACGGTCGGCTACGACTACGCCACCGGCGGGTATGACGCGCTGTCGTTGAACACGCAGCCGTCGGCGATGTCGCAGGGCACCGCCACCGCTGCCACCATCACACCTGCTTAGGAGCATCATGGCGACGATCGACCTCGGTGACGTGGTGCCGCTGTCGGTGCAGGTGCGCGACGCCAACGGCACGCTCGCCAACGCGGGCGCGATCACGTTGACGGTGACGCTGCCGGACGGCACGTCGACGGTGGTGTCGACGGCGAACCCGTCGACGGGCAACTACACGGCCGCCTACACGCCGACGGTGGCGGGCCGCCACGTCGTGCAGTGGGTGGCTACCGGCGCGAATGCGAGCGCCTTCTCCGACGCGTTCACCGTGATCGACCCGTCCGAGCTCGGCCTGGTCGGACTTGACGATGTGAAGCGTCACCTGAACATCACCAGCACCACCAGCGACGAGGAGTTGCGGTCGGTGTTGTCGGCTGCCACGTCGGCGGCCGAGGACTACCTGCGGCGTCCGCTGCGGCGTGCGTCGTCGACGCAGACGTTCTATACCCGCAGTGGCAACGGTCGCGGCCTGGTACTTGACCGCACAGATGTGGCGTCGATCGTCGAGGTTGTTGAGGACGGCGTGACGCTGACCGCCGACGACTTCGACGCTGACCTCGCTGCCGGCGTGGTGTGGCGGTCGGATTGCCGCGAATGGTGCTACCCGACGAGCGTGGAGTACGCCACCAACGGCATCAACTCCCCGGCGCTGCGGCAGGCGGTGCTGGAGTTGACACGGCACCTGTGGGAGACGCAGCGCGGTTCGATGCCGATGATGCCTCGCGGCGTCGACGGCATGGATGCGTTCAACCCGGCGATGTCGTATTCGCTGCCGCGTCGTGTGACTGAGTTGCTTGCCCCGTACCGGATGCCGCTATGACGGCGTCGATGTGGCCGCAGGTGACGTCGGCGCTGCGGACGGTGTTCGACGCTGCTGTCGACGTCGACGTGTTCGACGGCATCCCCACCACCTACGAGCAACTGGCCGCCGGTGTGGCGGTCGGCGTGGACGCCGCCTACGACGAGGGGTCGTCGGGCAACATCCGGCAGGAGTGGCGCGACGCCGGACCCGCGCCGGACGCTCACCGCGAGGAGTGGGGCGAGGTCGTCTGCACGGTGTGGGTCCAGTCCGGCGACGACGATCTGGCGGCGGTGCGTACCGCCTGCTTCGACATCCTCGACGACTGTCTCGACTCGTTGCACACAGTGTCCGTTCTCGGTCTGCCGCAGGTGTTGAGCGTGCGCGGGCTGTCGACGGCGAGTCCTGTGCAGCGACGCACAAGCCGCGGCGTGGTGTGTGAGGTGGCGTTCCGCGTCGCCTACTACGCCGTATTCAACTAATCCCAGAAGGAGGCGCGGCATGGCCCGCGAACTACGCAACATCTCAGGCCAGACGCTGTGGGTCGATGACCGCGGCGGTCTGGTCAAGGTCGAGGCCGACGGCATCTACAAGGTGCTCGACGGCGACGACCGCTACTTCCAGACCGGGGACACCGGCGAGGCTCCCATCTGGGAGGAAGTCACCAAGGCCGCTAAGGCCGCAACCAAGAAGGAGAACGGCTGATGGCGATCGGCAGCGGCCTGGGCAGCCAGGTCGGATTCAGCACAGAGAGCACTTGGGGCACCCGTGTGGCCCCGGCGAAGTTCGTGCGTGGCACCGCGTATGCGGCGAACCGGGCGCAGAACCGGGTGCAGGGCGAAGGCTTGCAGGCAGGCGTGATCGGCAATATCGGCGCGCACTACGTCGAGACGACTGAGGCCGGCGAGGGGTCGCTGTCGTGCGACATCCAGACCAGCGGCTTCGGGCCGCTGTTCCAGGCGCTGACCGGCGGCACGTCCACGATCGTGCAGCAGGCGGCAACCGCGGCGTGGTTGCAGACGCACACCCTCGGCGATCCCGTCAAGTCGCTGACGGTACAGGTCGGCACCCCGTACCGCACCGGCACCGTGTTCGTGCAGGAGCTGCAAGGCGCGAAGGTGACCAGCGCGGAACTGTCGTGCAGCGCCGACTCGATCCTGACCGGGTCGTTCAACTTCGACGCGAAGAAGTACGACTCCAGCCAGACGCTCGCCACCGCGACGTATGTGTCGGCGAAGCCGTTCCACGGTAAGCAGATGGCGGTCAAGACCGGCAGTTACGGCGCCGAGGCCGCGGTGTCCGGCGTGCGTAGCGTGTCGCTGTCGTGGAACAACGCGTTCGACACCGAGGACTACACCGCAGGGTCGACCGGGCTGAAGGCCGAGCAGATCCGCAACGGCGTGGTGAGCATCACCGGGTCGCTGACGGTGGACTGGCTGACGACCACGAAGACCGCGTTCGAGGATCTGCGGGTCGCCAACACCAGCACCAGCCTCGTTCTGAAGTGGACGGGTGCGCTGATCGCGTCGACGTACTACGAAGACCTCGAGATCTGCCTGCCGGGCGTGTTCTTCACCGGCGACGCGCCGAGCATCAACGGCGCCGACGTGGTCACCGCCGACTACGGGTTCGAGTGGAAGTACGACGGCACGAACTTGCCGTACGTGAAGTACATGTCCACCGACGCCACCAGCATCGGCTGACAAACCACCGGCCCCGCATCGGTGTGGGCAACCCTCTCGGCCCACGGCGGCCGGTGCGGGGTCGGGCGCTTTGTCACACCCATCCTTCGAGAGGACCACGAGAGGAATACGAGATGGCACAGTTCAAACTCACGCTCGGCGAGGACTCATGGGTCCTCGACCTGGGCACCATGAAGATCAGCGAGGCCGAACAGTGTGAGTCGCTGACCGGCTGGGACATCGAGAAGTGGCGCGACTCCCTGGTCGACAACCGCGCCCGCGCCGTCAAGTTCGCCGTCTACCTGGCGCGCACCCGCGCCGGCGAGCAGGTGTCGTGGAAGGATCTCGACTTCGACCTGGCCGCGCTGGACTGGACTTTGCTCGACGAGGACGGCAACGAGGTGCCGCCTCCGGACCTCGGCGTGACCGAGGAGGACGCGGCGGCGGTCCCTACTGGGCAGCCGGGGGAGACAGACGCCCCGGCATAGCCGATGAGGTGCGCGGCTACGGTCCGCTGATGCTGCACGTCTACGGCGTCACGGAGGACACGATGCTGCGCGACTGGACGGTTGGCCAGTTCCGCGCCTACCGCGACTTCGCGCTCGAGCTGATGAAGAACAGGCAGGTGATGTGATGCCGGCGGGCGGGTATGTGATAACCAGCGACGACGTGAAGAACCTCGCCAAAGTGCTGCGTAAGGTCAGCCCCGAGTTGGGCCGGGACATGCGCCGCGGCGTGCGTGAGGCTGCCAGGCCGGTGCTGACCGACATGAAGTCGACGATCGGCGGTAACGCCATGTCTGGCGGTGGTGGTGGTGTTCACGCCTACGACGGCCCGACGGGGCCGGGTGGCATCACGGCGAAGATGCAGAAGAACGTGCGTATCCGCGTCTCGGGCGGCAAGGTTCGCATCTACGTCCCCGCCGCCGGTTCGATCGGCAAGATCGCGGCGTCGATCGACGCTGGCAAGTCGTGGCGGCACCCGGTGATGGGTAACCGCTATGCGTGGGTGTCGCAGACGGGTAGCGCCTCTGGCTGGTTCACGGACACGGCGGTCAAGCACTTTCCGCAGGTGTCCCGCGACGTGAAAGACGTTCTCGACGAGTTCGCGGCCAAGGTCGCGGCGATGGTTTAGGAAGGCAGGACTGTGGCAGGCACGCAACTGTTCTTCGACATCCTCGCCCGCGACCATGCGTCGGCGACGTTCAACAAGGTCGGCGCCGCTGCCGACGCGTTGGGCAAGCGCACCGACCGCGCATCGCGTTCGCACCAGGCGTTCGGCAAGATGGTCCGCTGGACTGGCGGCATCCTGTCGGCCTACGGCGTCGGGCAGTACCTGAAGTCGAGCGTGCAGGAGTACGCGAAGGCCGAGGCGGCGCAGAACCGGCTGGGCAACTCGTACCGCCGGTTCCCGAAGATGCAGAACGCCACGCTGCAATCGTTCAAGGATCTGAACAAGGAGCTGATGCTCCACACCCAGTTCGACGATGACGACGCCGCGGCGATGCAGGCGAACCTGGGACGGTTCGACCTGACCGGCAAGCAGATCCAGAAGTTGACGCCGCTGGTCGCGGACCTGGCGCAGGTGCAGGGCACCGACCTCGTCAATGCCGGTTCGGCGATGGGCAAGGCGTTCCTCGGCAACACTCGCGCGCTGAAGGCGCTCGGCATCTCCTACACGGCCACCGGCAACAAGGCCAAGGACTACCGCAACATCGTCGACCTGATCAACAAGAAGGTCGGCGGGGAGTCCACGAAGGCCAACCAGACCGCCGCCGTCAAGCTGAAGATGCTTGAGAACCAGTGGGGCGAATTGAAGGAGACCGTCGGCCAGGCGGTGCTCCCGGCGTTCAACAAACTGGCGGCGGTGGCGGGTCCGGCGATCACGGACCTCGGCGAGGCCGTGCAGCGCAACATGCCGCAGATCGAGCAGACGTTCCAGGATGTGTGGCGTGCGGCGTCGAAGTTCGCCGGGGCGCTGAAGGGCATCTGGGACGGCTTCTCGTCGATGCCGCCGGATGTGCGTAACGTGCTGCTGACGTTGGCGGGCGGGACGTGGGCGTTCGGTAAGATCAAAGGCTCGGCGATCGGCAGCGGCATCGCGTCGATGTTCTCGGGGCTGAAAACGATCACGGCCGGCAATGTGACGGTGGTCGGTAAGACGGTCACGGGCACTCCCGGTGGCGGCAAGCCCGGTGGCGGGCTGCTCGGCAAGGGAAGCGCGGCGCTGTTCAGCGGGATGCTCACACCCGTTCTGATCGGCACGATCGTGTCGGCTGTCGCTGCTGCCGGTGTGTATCAAGGGCTGAAGAACAAGTACGGCGTCGACACCAAAGAGGGCACCCGTGACTGGGTGAGCGAGAC